CTCAAGGATGAAGTCGTCGATGGTCGTCGTCCGGACGTCCTCGAGGGCCAGGTTGCCGACCACCTTGATGAACTGCTCGACGTTGCGGTAAGCGGTGAGTTCGTAGGCCTTTCCGCGCCACAGGGCCTTGGCGGCGATCCGAAGGAGTTCGTGGAGGTTCGTGGGGGCCTTCTGTTTGGCTGCGGTCTTCATGGTGGTCTCCCTATTCGTATGAGGGTTGTTATTCAGACGTATCTCTGCTTGCGTTGTACTGTACCTACTTGTACTACCTAATGCAATAGGGTCAGTGAAAAAAACCCTCCGGAGGGAGGGGAGGAGCGCACTACTTGCGGATCGGCAGGCACTGCATCTGCATCGCGTGGCTATCCGACTGGCGAGCCACATAGCAGACGTTCTGGTTCTTCACGTCCACTACCACATCGAGAGTGTCACTCCACTGCAGCTTGTGGGTCGGCAGGTCGTGCTTCTCCACGTCCAACAGGATCTCGCCGGAGGCGTTAGCCGGTGTCGAGAACAGGCCGATGAAGGTGATGATCGCGAGGAAGCCCAGGAAGAGGGCTGCGTACGGCTTGTGGAACTTGGGTGCAGGGATCATGCGAAAGTCCTTGTATTCAGCTTGGTCACCCAGAAGCCGTCGGCGTTCTTCGCCATACCCTGGGCATTCATTTGCATCGGTGTGAGGCAGCGGCGGGGGTTCTCTTCGTTCCCGAAGTCCCCACGGCGATGCTTCTCGAAGGCCACGGTCGAGTTGAAGAACTCGGCGCAGCGCGGGCACTGGTTGCGGTCGCCGGTGAGCTTCATTTATGTTTGGTCATCTCGTAGTGCAGGGTCCACCGGAGACGCGTGGAGAGACTCTGGATCTCCTTGGCAAGCTGGTAGATGTCTTGGTTCACTTGGTTCGACCGCGTCATCTCGTCGAGCTTGGTGATTCGCTTGGTCAGTTCGATCTGGAGTTCCACCGAGAGCACCTCGGACCCTATGGCCAGTTCTTCGTAGATTTCGTGGGTGTCCTTGATCATTCGTGGGTCACCGTAATCCGCAGAGCGGTCGCGTAGGGGAAGAAGTGCGTCACCTTGCGGTCGTTGGAGTAGACCGACAGCATCGTGTCCCCGAAGGACCACGCAAAGTCCCGCCCACTGTACTGGTGCGCGGTTCCGTTGTAGACGTATAGGGTTGAGCGATTCATTCGACGATCTCCAGTTTCACCTTGACTACCTTCCAGAACGATGTGTCTCCGACCCTGGCCTGCGCCTTGGCTGCGCTTCGGTACAGGTGCGGGGCCGACGAGGTTCCTGAGGGACCACCCATGAAGGTGCCCTTGGCCGGGAAGTACTTCGAGTCCGGTTCGACAGTGCGGGTCAGCGCCCAGTAGAACTCTTGGTTTTCCAGCTTCACAGGACCTCCACGAAGTCGACGGACTCGCTGTAGTACCCGTTGCTCTCACCGAGCCAGCGGATGTCGACGTAGCCCTTGCGGGTCGCGAACTTGTAGAACGTCCAAGTACCGGTGCCGTCCTCTTGCGTCAGGTCAGCCTCGGAGACCTCTTCGGCCTTCAGGACCGGGGAGCCGAGCATGTCGGACACGTCTCCGATGACCTCCGCAACGCGGACGTATTCGCAGCAGTCCTGATAATGGTCCATACGGAAATGACGGCCACAGGTCGTGTACAGGTTGACCTCCGGTGATCCTTCCTCGAGACCCTCAATGCGCTCGAAGGTCAGGCCCACGATGTCGCTGAATTGCTGCACTTTCATTGCGTGAGTTCCTTGAAGAACAGGTCGAAGAAGTCCGCAGGGACCCACGACTCATGGTTGTTGTACGAAGGGATCACGACCTTGTATCCCTGGATGTTGTTGCGAACTTCAGGTGTCGCTTGGCAGAAGTAGCCGCCGTAGTACGTCTTCATTACAGGACCTCGGACTTCGTGTTCGGGAGGCTGTCGATGGCTGCGAGGAGGTCCAGGTAGACCTCGTCCAGAGGACGATCCAGGATTGCTCCCGTGGCCTCGAGGACCATGAGTTCCTCGTTGAAGCTGTCGACCACGATGCGCTCTTCTTGGGTCGGCACGCGGCGCTGCTGTTGCACTACCTGCATGAGGGCCGTAAGGACCACGGCCTTCAGCATTACTTTCGTTGCATTCATTTCTCTTCTCGCTTTACGTACAGTATTTGGCCGTGGATGGCCGCGCCAGCCTCGACGAAGCTCTTCGCTTCCGCTCGGGCGGTCTTGAGTTGATCTTTCAGGATTTGAATCTGGGCCTCGAGGACCGCCACCTTGTCGTAGGCGTCCTGGGCTTTCACCCAGTCGCCCTCGGCGGACGGCTCCACTTCGGGTGTGAGGTAGCCGCCCTGATCCGACCAGATGTTGAAGCGCTTGAATACGGTGCTCACAGCTTCTCCGGGTACAGCTTGTTCAGGTGCTCGATGGTCGCCTCGACTTCCTCGAAGGCCATGCGTGTGGCCCCTTGGTAACTCTTGGGCGCTTCGTTTAACCGGCGATCCGGATCGAAGCCGCAAAGTGGCCGGTTGTCGATCAGCATCCCAGTGGCCTCAGCGGTCAGCAGGATGTTCGTGCAGGCCCGGATCGCGCCCAGGTGATGCACGAGTTCCTTGCGGTCCACACGCTCCCCGGAGACCCACTGGCCGAGGTGCCGCAGGATCGCGCCCACGTACGTCATGGCCTCGACCTCGGTGGCCAGGTAGTTGTTCTCGCCGTACTTGCGCTTGCCGCCATGGAGCGCCGCTGCTTCGTGCAGTTGGGCGATCATGTGGATCAGGTGCAGGGGCGGCTTCTTGTCGCCGTAGAGTTGCTTGGGGTTCGCAGGCTTGGCGTTGGATGCATTGGTGGCGTAATAGCCTGCCGCGTTTAATTGCATGTTGACCAGGTGCTGTGTCAAGGGGTCCAAAGTTTCACCTCGTTGTTTTCGAAGTCCCAGTCCTCAGCGCGGAGGATGCGGGCCATTCGTGCGTTCATGAGTGCGTCCTCCTCAGTGAGTCCAGCCTTGAGGTACGCGTCGACCACGGTCTTCCATACTGCCCCATGCTTGTCCAGGAGCTTCTCGGCGGTCTTGGGGCCGATACCCGGGCAGCCTCCGTACCCATCCGTCGCATCGCCCATAAGGGACTGCAGGAGGAACTGTCGGTTGCCGTCTTTCTCGTTCGATTCAACCCACTTGCCCTCGAGCTTCTGGTTGAGGTGGAACATGCGGCCAGGGATCGTCAGCAGATCCTTGTCCATGGTGGCCGGGAAGGCCTTGCCGTGGAACTTGGTCGCCAGGATCCCCATGCAGTCGTCAGCCTCCAGTTGGTCCTTCTCGAAGAAGGGGTAGGTTTCCTTGGCCCAGTCCTTCAGGGCACCGTAGCCCACCGGCTTCGGGCCGCGCTTCGACTTGTACAGGGGGTTGAGCTTCTTGCGGTAGTTGTCGCGACCGCTGAAGCACAGCTTGAAGTCCGAGACGCCAGAGCCTTCGATGACCTTGTCGAGCCACTCCTGGAAGCGCCGCTTGCCCTTGGCGAAGTCGAAGTAGAAGGACCAGGTGTCCTCGTCCCACTCGATCTCTTCCTGGGCACTGGCGCACGACGAGAAGCATGTGATGTCGGCGTCGATCAGGAGCATTTGTGGATCTTCCCGTCTGTTACGGTGCGTACAGTCGCCACGCACACGGAGGCGAAGGTCTCTTCGATCACTTCGAGAGTCTTCGGGGTGTCGCTTCGGTTCCAGCGGGTCATACTGCGTGCGTAGGAAGTCGCAGGTGCTTGGGCCATGTAAGGACCAGCAACTAGCTTCTCACCGTCATAGACGTAATAGAGAGTGATCACAGGGCCTCCACGGTTTCCAAGGACTTCGTGACCTTCACGCGGTAGTCGGCAACCATCACCGTTTCCCAGATGGAGAACTGCTCGCCGTCCTTGCCATGCAGGATCGCTGCCTGCTCGGCTGCGGCCACGCTCGGGTATTCCGTGGTGCCGATCTGGTTGCCCACGCAGATGCGATAGGTCACCGGCTGGGCCTCGGGTTCTTGCTCGACTACCTCGACCACTTCCTCGACGTGCTTCACGCGCATGGAGAAGCAGCTACCCAGGGTGCCGTTATCTGCCGACACATAGAGGATGTCGTCGTCGCCCAAACGCGTCACAGTCGCCTTAACGCCCATGGTCAGCGTGCTACTGTAGTCCTCGACGAACTCCACGCGGTCACCCACGCGGAAACCATCGGCCTCGAGTTCGCTCGGGTAGAACGCACCCACATCTCCATTGCCCTGCACGCCGATGCGCGGGGACCATGCCGGTGACAAACTGTCGACCACCAAGCGACCACGGAATGCCTCGGGATGCTTCGATGCTTCAACGGCCTTCAGACGCACCTTGTCACCAACCTTGAATTCGTTCGTATTGCTCATTTTCTCTCTCGCTTTTTGGGGTTGTTGCGGGCTTTCGATTCCGCCGTGAGGCACTCGAGGCCCTTGGTCGTGAGGTGCCACCGGTTGGTGAACTCCCCCCACTCGACCATTGTTGTGATGAAGCCAAGGCTTGCGGCCATGGCGATGTCTATTGCGGAAGCTCGGGCGAAATTCCCCTTCACATACACAGGGGCGTTGCGGCACTCCCGGAGTACGTGCATTAGGTCAGTGTGTGTCATGCCAATTTGCTCCAATCTTGAATTCGGCATCGACAGGACACCTGAAGGAGAAGAACTCGCCCGCACGCTTCGCGCACTCAACGACCATCTTCCCGAACCCCTCTTCCAAACCTTCCCGAACTGCGAACTGCTGCTCGTCGTGCAAGAACCCCATCAGCGTCCAGTCTCCCTCCCAGCCATACTTCAGCCCCCTCCGCTCCGATTCCTCGAATACCTCGATGACCCAACGCTTCGCGATGAGGGCACCTGCGGACTGGAGGAGGGTGTTTAGGGCAGAGTGGGCGGAACGGATGGACACACGCCGACCGTCGAGGCCTACGATGTAGCCTCGCTTAGCCGCCGCTTCAACGGCTTTCTTGAGTTTCCCGAGGGCCGGGAGGGATGCGAGGAACTTCTCTTTGAGCACCTTACCGGCTGCTCGGCCCTTACCGATGATGGAGCCGATCTTCTCGTCTCCCGCACCGTAAAGGAATGCATCGAAGTGTTCAGGCAGGTTCGCTACTCCTGCCCCGCGCCACTACGCGCAGCTACACGTCACCGTGCAGTCCAGACTATCTCTTCACCCTACAGTAGTAGGGGCTGTGCGCTTCGATCCGCTTGGATCTACTCCCTTTCGGGATAGTCGTTGCACCTTCCTTGTGAGCCTCAACGTAAGCTGCGGCTAAGCGCAGCAGGTCAGGGCGGTCCTGGAATAGTCCAAGCCCCCTGTTACAGTTGTGGCAAAGCAGCTTCCGAACGCGACCCGTTGCGTGGTCGTGGTCGACAGCGAGCTTCTCCGAATGTCCATTTGTGCCGATGACGAAGCCCTCGGATCCGCACAGGTAGCACCTGTGCCCTTGGTCTTTCTTCATGGCTTCGACCGCATCTTGGCCGATTCCGTACACGCGCCTGTAATAGGCGTTCTTCCCCTTGCATTCCTGGGAACAGTAGGTGTTGCATGGATTGGTTGGCGTGAACTCCTTTCCGCACCTTTTGCAAGGCTTGGGCTTGAAGTAGCCATTCGGGTATTTCATTGACCTCCTAAATGATCTGGAGGCTCACAAGGCTTGGCTCAGGATTGTCTCGATGAGATGTTCCCTGAGTTCACACAGTTTTAATCGAGGGGTTGCCCCCAAGTCATCCCAATGAGATGAAGGTTTTTGCGTTGTCGCGGGTCGGGAGGCCTGCAGCGTTCTGGTTCTCGGTGTGGATGTCGCCTTCGAGAATGATCTTCCCGTAGGCCCCGCCGTCCCAGCGACTCATGAAGTGCGCAAGGCACCGAAGCTCGATACCCGACAAGTCAGCACCGACTTGCTTGAAGCCCTTTCGGACGTGGAACAGTGCCCGGCATTCCTTACCGTGTAGCGCACGGACACTTGGTACCTGAGAGATGTTCGGGGCCGCGTGTGTACACCGCCCCGTAACCGCGCCGTTCGTGTTGATCGACCCGTGGATGTGGCCGTTGCGCTCGAGCTTGAGCCACGCCTGGTCGCCTTCAGCGATCTGGCCGACACGCTTCTCCAACAGGAAGTAATCCGCCAGGATCTGTGCTTCCTCGTAGGGCAACTTCTTCAGGATGTCTTCATCGATCTTGGCCTTTCCGCTCTCGGTGAACTCCTTAGGCTCCCAACCGTACTTGAGCTTCAGGCGCTGGGCGATCTGATCGCGGCTCCCTGGGTTGAACTCTAGGACCTTAGGCTTCAGGGGCTTCCCGGTCTTCTCGGAGACCCTCTCGATCACCAGGGGAGGGAAGGTGGCCATCATCTTTGCGCGGATGTCATCGCGCTCCTGGGCCAGCTTCGCGTACAAGGCCACTGCGGCCTCGACGTTGAACGGCCAGCCCGACCGCTCCATCATGCTGCAGTAGTGACGGGCCTTGTGCTCCATCTCGACGGCCAGGTCCGAGTACTCCAGCTTCATCAGGTGGTCGTACAGGGCCTCAGTGACCTCGACGTCCAGGTCGCAGTAGTCGCCCATCTCCGGGCAGTACTCCTTCCACTCGAGGCCCTCAGGGTAGTTCTCCTTGCCCCATGCTGCGAGCCAGGTGTCCTTGTCGAGCTTCTCCAGTTGCTTGGGCGTCTTTCCGTTGAGGAACTCGCGCCAGTGCTCCTGGCCGAACTCTGCGATCCACGCGTTCTTGAAGTCCGTCGAGTACTCGCCCTTCTGCAGCCCGAGGCGGTATCCCCAGGCTTCGAGCTTGTGCGAACCGATCAGCTTCCCGGGCAGCTTGCCAGCCTTGATGTAGCCGCCATCGCGGTTGAACATGTCACTGAAGAACAGGCGGGACAGGACCAGTGTGTCGACGATGTTCGCGAGGGGTACCGTGAACCAGGGGTACAGCTTCTGGATGACAGGGATGTCAAAGGGGATTATGTTGTGACCGACCAGCTTCCCAGCTTCACCGAGCTTCATGAGGAGGCGAACGCCTTCCTCCATGTTCTCAGCAGTGAAGCGCCTCACGTTGCCGTTGGCCGGGTTCTTGATCGAGAGGCAGTGGATCTTGGAAACGATGGACAGGAAGCCATCTGTCTCGATGTCGAAAAACGTGATGCGCTGCATGGGACTCCTAAGTTATTCAGTCAAGCCTTTCGGCATGTGGTCGTTTTCGATCAGCACCTTGAAGTTCTGCTTCGATGCCGTGTGGTAGACGATGATGCCCTCGGGCTTATCGAAGCCAGGGACCGCAAAGGAGCCGCCGTCGATCAGCTCCTTCATCGCGAGGTCGACAGTCGCCATGTTCCCGTTCGTAGCCAGTACCGGGACCACTTCGCAGCACGCCGGGGTGTTCGGGTTGTGGATGCCCCAGCGGGACGTGTTGAACAGGGCGAAGCGGCGATGGTCGAGGCCGTAGCCGCGTTGGATGCCCTTGCCGTACCACTCGCCGAAGTGCTGGCCCTCGCCGAGCTTGAAGAGTTCGGCCTGGTTCTCGTAGCACCACTGGGCGAAGCCGTAGTTGTCCGTGGCCTTGCCTGGGGTGATCCAGCGGGACCGCGAGCCGACACGCATGGTCGTCAGGCGTCCGTCGAGTGCGTACGTCTCCGCGATGATGTGCTCATCGGCTAGGCGGTCATCGACCGTGATCACGATCTGGGCGTTCGTGCCGTCGATCTTCTCGGTGATGACGATGTCCCGCTTCAGGCGCGGGGTCTTCGGGTACGGTTGGAATTCCATGTCAGGCCTCGAATCGGTTCTTGAGAATCACGTACAGCGCCAGTTGCTGCACCTTGTTCAGTTCGATGACGTCCGTCTCTTCGAACTCTTCCTGCAGCACGTAGAGGTACTCGTCGGCGTGGGCTTCCTTGCCGATCTGGACGTCCGAGTCGTTGTACAACTCGATGAAATGCGGTTCAAAAGCCATATGCTTCCTCTGTCGATTGCTCGGGGCCGAACCCCTCCGTATCGAAGAGGCGACCAGTGTTGATGTCGTAGCCCAGGGGTAGGGTCTTACCCGTTGCCTGGCCGGTGTTGCGATCCTTGATGACGCGGAAGGTCGTGATCTTCGATTCGTCGTCCTCAGCTTGTGTGTTGCGTTCCAAGCCGAACATGAAGTGCGACCACATCCCGATGGCGTTGGAGCCACGGAACTGCGTCTGCTTCACACGTCCACCTTCCTCATGCGGCGGGCCGTCCTTGGGCCGCGTCAAGTGGGAGATGAAGTGCATGTAAATCTTGAGTTCCAGGGCGAGCGCCGCAAGCTCGGCCATGATCAGGTCCAGGCCGCGCCGTTCGTCCTCTACGTTCGCTGCTAGCGCAGTCAGGTTATCCAGGTAGATCGACTTGCAGCCGAGGCCGTGGACCATGTAGCGGATCTTCGCCTTGACCACTTCCCAGTCGGCAGCGCCGAACGAGTCATAGAGGTGCAGGCGGTCACCCTCCGAGATAACCTCGAGAGCGGCCCTACGTTCCTCCACAGTGGCCTTGCGGGGTACGTGGAGCACCTTACCTACCGCCTTGCCTGCGATCCGCCTGGCGGTCTCTTTAATCGGCTGCTCGAGGTAGATCACGCCGACGTTCAGCTTCAGCTTCAGGAGGTCGAATGCGATCCCCTGGGTGAACCAGTCCGTCTTGCCGATCCCCGTGCCCGCCCCGAACGCATAGCACTCGCCCTCGCGGCGACCGTACGTCAGCTTCGTGAGCCGGTCGTCCCACCACGGGGCACCATCGGGGATGTCTCCAGCCGCATCCGCAGCCACTTCGCTGATCGACTTGATACCGTCGGGCCTATAAGCCTTCGCGTTCCAGATTGCCTGGATCACTTCGGCACCTTGGCCCTCCGCGAGACACTTGTTGGCGTCCTTGTGGGGCAGGGAGGCGATCTTCGCCTTGCCAGGGCCGAACATCTCCGCAACTTCCTTCGCTGCGGTCTGGCCCGGCTCGTCCATGTCAAACATCAGGATGATTTCGTCGAACTGCTGGAAGAAGTCCATCTGACGTGCGATGTCTTTCTTTGCGGCCTTCGCGCCATTGGGCACGGAGACCACGGGCCACTTGTTGCCCTGTAGTTGGGAGACCGTCAGGCAGTCGATTTCGCCCTCGGTCACCACCAGCTTCTTGCCCTTAGACCAGAGGTTCTGGCCGAACATGGGCGGGTGCTTGGCGTCCCCGAGGAACTTGAAGTCCTTGCTGGAGTCTCGGGTCTTTACTGCCACTACTTGGTTATCACGAAGGTACGGGTACATGTGGACCGTCTGGTCCCCTAATGCCCCTACGCGGACACCGAAGAACCGGCAGGTATCTTCGTTGATCCCACGGGCACGAAGCCCGCTTACGTCCGCTCTGGCATAGAAGTCCAGGTTGTCTGCCACTTTCTTCCTTCCTATCGTTAATGTTTCGCCATCCCCGCGCTCGAAGTGTCCACACGAAAAGCAGTGGGAGTGTCCATCGGAGTACAGAGCATTGGCATCGCTCGAGCCGCACTCGTCGCACGGCCCCTTGCGGATCAGTGTGGATTCTTCGTGGTTCATCGGTTAGGGAAGAGCTTCTCTTTCAGGGTGGGTTTCGCTTGCACGAACCAGCGGGCCTCGAGGCCGCACAGGGTCGCGTCTTTCCTACGGTCTGCGGGGTCTCCAGAGATGCCTATTTCCCGTCCGGAGACCGGGTCGCATAGTTGGGGTCCAGGAGTGAAGTAGCAGGTCTTCCAGCCGCCTATGGACAGGCCCATGGAAGGCACGCTCACTGGGTCGAAGGAGTCGAAGTGCTTGCAGTCCCTGCAGAACTTCATGTCAGTCGAGGTTCCAGGGTGTCTGGATGCCTGCTTCGTCGAGTTCGTCTTCGAGTTCCCAGAGGACCTGAGCTTCGAAGACCGACAGGTTGAGTGCTACGCGCACTTCCGGCTTGTACGTGTCCAGCAGGATCCCGCGCAGGACGACTGCGGTGTCCAGGGGCATCGTGGCTTTCACGTTGCCGTTCTTCGTGTGTTTGACTTTCATGCTTCCCTTGTGAGTAGGCGGACGGCAGCGTCCATGTAGGAGGTGACCAGTGCCGCCTGCTTCTGGTCGTTTGAGGTGATACGGTATGCCCACTCCCGGGCGCGGTTCATGAGAAACTCAGCCTTGTCCGCTGCGCCTTGCAATTCCATAGGGCCGATGTATGAGGCAGGCATCAGAGTTTCTCCGGAGTCCCGAGGATGTAGCGGCAGTAACGCTGGCCGGTCACCGGGTGCTTGCGCAGGCTCGAGTGGATGTTGTAGCCGTGGTCGCGCAGTTCCGTGACGCGGCGGGTGAGGGACTGAATGCTGTGGTCCATGATCGCCTCGCGCTGCGTGATCGAGCCAGCGGTGCGGAGGTGCTTCAGGAGTCGTTGGGTTTGGGTCATGGCGGTATCAGAAGGATGTGTTGAACGAGTACAGTGCCCGCTCGGACACCTCATCTCGGATGAACTTCGAAAGCTCGGCTTCGGTGAGCACTAGTACATCGGTGGTGTAGTGGAGAAGATGTCCGTCGCCTTCGTGCTTCGCGCTAAACTTCTTCTGGATTTCGTGTGCGAGCACCATTGCGTGCGTGTGCTCGATGCTCGCTTCTGTGTATTGCCGTTCGCAGGTCTCACGAAAGGCGTACGGGTCTACGGTGGTTCGTGTCCTCAGCGTGTGCTCCCTGAGGAACTTGTCGAGCCTGAAGGCATCAACCATGGTTTATCTCTTCGGTTCTGCTAACCATTCTGGCGGAATGAGTTTGTCGGCATACTTGAAGCCGTTCTTCTCGCACCAGGTAGCGTAGGTGGACTTGGATCCCTTGTACAACGGGGAGGCACTGCGGGTGAACACGAAGCGGACATCGAGATGCGGGTGCTGCTTCTTCACGGCCAGATGCTTGGTGCGGTCTGCCGAGTCGAAGAGACCCTTGCCCTCGACGATGATCCCGTTTGCGAGGATGAAGTCGGGGTTGTAGTTGTGCGGGATCGAGTAGGGGACCTTGAGGGACTCATAGGTGTACTCGACCCCGGCTTCGTCCAACTGCGCGGCGATCTTGTCTTCCAGACCACTGCGCAGCTTCG